TTATATGTCCCTTTAGACTGATTAATTCTTCGTTGTGAGTTCTTGCCATTGTCGTTTAAGCATTTGCAAGACTTTAGCAAGACACACCCACCAATCCAAAGTTTGTAAATGCAATTAATATTATGCAATGTGTTTATCAAACTATTGTGTTTTAATAAAGTTATTTGTTAAAAGTCTTTTGTATATCCGAATACCAATCTTTATAAAACTTCTGTACATCTTTTAAGTATGTTTCGTAGTTTTGTTTTAGTTCTTCGTAAGTCGGTAGTTTAAATGTAAACATTTTTTCTCCTATTTAGTTTTAGGATATATATGTTGCGTTGCAACAAAAATCAAGACTACTTAATATTTAAATGTTGATTTGATTTTTCTTTTAATATTCCAGATATATTCCAATGTTCATTTTCTTTTTCATCATTAGATGGATAGATAATGTCTTTTAAAAAAATTGAAAAACGTTCTTCTATATTATTCAATTTTTAAAAATAATTTATATTTATTATTATTCTTCTTTTTTCATCTGTCTGTATTTTTGAAGCATGAAAAATATTAGTATTAAATATTAAAGCTCTATTTTCAATGCTATTTATTTTTATTTCTTTATCTTTTTGTTTTAAAATAGTCCCCCCATTATTTGTATTCATATATAATATAGCAGTAAGAGAATCTTCATATTCATAATCAACATGAAAAGATAGTTTATTATTTTCTTTTCTTTTTAAGAATAAATTTGCTCTAGATTGAATTAAAGATCTACAATTTAATTTTGTGTATATTTTATTTAAATAATAATTAAAAGCTGTGAAATCAGTGCAAAAATTATTATAAAAACATAAGGAAAAATATCCAACATCATCTCTATCTTTTTCTGCTTCTGGTGTTTGAGCTGTTCTATAAAACCAAGGTACTCTGTTCCCAAATACATCTTGTTTAAATTTTAAAAAATCTTCTTTTTCTAAAAAATTATCAATAATTTTGTAACCCATAATTAAAGTATTAATTCTGTTAATTTTTTATTGTCTCCTATTTTTCCTTTTATAAAAACATTAAAAGCTAAACTAACTCTAGTATTATCTCCTTCTTTAGTTTCTACCATATGAGTTAATGATGATGGAAATAGTATTACATCTCCAGTATTAACTGAAAACCACCAAGCATCTGAATTCCATATATTCCAATCTTTCACTTCTGGTTTAATTGTTTGGTATCTATCGTTAAAGAATTTAATCTTATCATGTTCTTTATGGCAGTTAATATAAAATACTCCTGATACTAATGAGTTTGGGTGTGAGTGTTTATGATGATATTGATTTCTTTCTGTGTAGTTTAGCCAAGACTGAGTTATGTATGGTGTAATATTATTAGCTGGTGAAATAACCTTATCAAAATAATCTTGTACTTTTAAATCTAATTCTTTTTTAACATTTGTAAATGGTTTTTCATTAAGAATATAATTATTATTAGATGTAATATTACCATCATTTTTATAGAAATCTTTTTTAGATTTATCTACAAACTTTAATTCTAATGGTGTTAATTCTCTATTTAATTTAGATATGTAAATTGGTGTTGGGAATATCCCATTTATTGTTGCTTCCACTTTCCTTCCTTTCGTTCATTAAAATACTATACTTCTGCTATATCCCAAGTCAATGTTGATTCATTCCAAGAATACATATTTCCATCTTCTGGCATAGCTATTGGTGCTTCCCATAAACAAGTTTCCTCATTTAATACCCAAGAGTTAAATGGCTTAGGTGCTATGAAAGCATCTTTATTTTCATCATAAGTATATCCTATTCCTGCATGATTTTTTCTAAATGCTTTTGATTGATCTTCATTCAAAACTCTAATCCCTGTAATTGGATCTGTGTTATAATAAACTCCTCCATAAGTATTAAAAGAAGTTTTTTTCCATACATCATTTGTTTTAAAAAGATTTTTTAAAAAATCTATACCTAATTGTTCTTGTTCAATACCATTAAAATCTTTAAGTTCATTATTGTGAACAGAAAGTACATCTACTACTTCATTATTAGAATTTAATTTTGCAAAATATGCCATTATGCTGTGTAACTCCCTGTACCTGTAAATTTTAAAATTGTATTACTTCCTGATGTTGTAACTGTTGGAGATCCTGTAGTTGTACCTGAATAATTTGCAGTTGGTACACTTAATATAACAACTCCAGAGCCACCATTGCCACCACCTCCTGTAAGTTGTCCACCAGCACCTCCGCCGCCACCACCTAAATTAGTTCCTCCAGCTGCTCCAGAAGCTCCTGGATTTCCACCAGAGCCACCATTTCCACCACCTCCAGAACCTCCAGATCCTGCTGGGCCAGATAAATAAGCTCCTCCACCTCCACCTCCGGCATAAGTTATTGAACTTCCTGTAATTGAATTTGCTGAACCTGATCCACCATTTCCTCCTGATGTAGTTGTTCCATTAGAACCACCAGCACCTGCTCCACCACCTCCTGCAGCACCATAAGATGGAGCACCTTCACCACCTACCCCTCCATTATTTCCTTGAGAGGGACTTGTATTTGGTGTGTTTCCTAAACCTGCTGTACCATTTCTAGAACTACCTCCACCTGAACCTCCATTACCAGCCGCTCCTGAAGCTCCTCCTGCGCCAGATCCATTTCTTCCTGCGGCTCCACCACCTGCAGAAGTTATTGTTGATAAATTTGTTCCTGAAATTGAAGAATTAGCTCCTGCAGTATTAGCTCCTACCGATCCTCCAACTGTCACTGTAATTGCTGTTCCTGGTGCTACTGATTGAGTTGATGTTCTAAATCCTCCGGCTCCACCACCACCTCCAAAGTTAGCATCTCCACCACCCCCTCCACCTGCTATTACTAAAAAATCTATTGAATAAGGAGTGCTTGGCCAAATACTATTTTTTTTAGCATTGAATTGATCTTGTAATCTCCAAACTCCTGTTGCTGTAGAAGATGTTGGAGTATTTACTTTACCAATTATACCACCATTACGTTTAGCCATTAATTAACTCCCAATTTAAAATTTCTTCGTTCCAAATATATTTATTACCATCATTAGGTTTGTCAATAGGAGGATTCCACAAACAAGTAGTTTCGTTTAATACCCAGCTATTGAATGGTTTAGGTGGTAGAAAAGCATCACGATCAGAATCATAAGTATAACCTATTCCTGCAAAGTTTTTTCTAATCTTGTTATTATATGAAGTTTGTTTCCAAACATCTCTTGTGTTGTAAAGATTATTAATAAAATCTACTCCAGCTTGTTCATTAATTGCAATATCATTAGACACTACAATAACTTGTTCAACTATATTGTTAGAATTTAATTTTGCAAAATGTGCCATTATCCTGTGTAACTTCCTGAACCTGTAAATGTTAATATTGTATCTGAACCATCTGTTGTAACTGTTGGAGAGCCTGTTGTTGTTCCTGAATAATGAGCTGTTGGCATACGAAGTATTAAAACTCCTGAACCACCACCTGCACCATTACCTATGGCATCAATAGCACTTCCTCCACCACCTCCACCACCAGTATTTGCTGTTCCTGCTACTGCACCAGTTGAAGGAAATTGTGCTCCTGCACCTCCACCCCCGTTTCCGCCTGCTCCTGCAGTTCCAGCAGATGCCTGACTAGCACCTCCACCACCACCTGCTCTAAAAGTTGAAGAACCAGTAATAGATGAAGATAAACCAACACCACCTACTCCACCATTATTTCCTGAAGCTATAATACCAGCACCTCCAGCACCACCTCCTGCCCCACCTGCACCAGAAGTAGTACCTTTATTACCATTAAAACCTTGATTTGCAGTTCCAGTTCCTTCAGAGAAATTACTATTTGAACCACCACCAGAACCTCCATTTCCTCCAGTATAAGGTGAATTAGCCCCACCACCACCACCACCACCAGATGAGGTTATAGTTGTAATTCCACTACCTGATATTGATGAATTACTACCAGTCGCACCTCGTGAACCTGATGAGGTATTTGTTGGAGCACCAGCACCTATTGTAATTGTATAAACTACTTCTGGTACAAATGTTAAAGTTGCTTCTGAACTTCCTCCACCACCAGATGTTTCTGTTGAGAATGAATTTCTGTATCCTCCTGCTCCACCCCCTCCAACTCCTCCACCTGCTGCAGGAGTACCATCACCTCCAGCACCACCACCAGCTATTACTAAAAAATCTACTGTGTAAGCTGTTCTTGGCCAGATGTTTGAAACTCGTGCATTGTATTGATCTTCACTAGCCCATACTCCTGATGCTACTGATGTTGTTGGGGTGTTTAGTTTTCCGATTATTCCACCGTTATCTTTTGCCATAGCAAAAATCTTTCGGTTAACTTATTTCTTCGTAACTAATGACGATTTCTAAATCTGAGTTAGCACTCGCTCCACCTAAGATTGATTTATCTTCTTCTAAATAAAATGAATTTGTTTTATCTATAAGAGATAGAGTTGCATCTGCTGGAACTGAAATTGTATTTGCTAAAGCATAAGATGTTCCACTTCCTGCCGCCGCAGTATTAATATCTATTGTTACATCAGCCGCAGATGTTCCATCTACGTTTGAAATCATAATTGAATTTATTTTAAAAACTTTTCCTGAAGATGCAGAATTTGCTAATAATACAGTTGTAAGAGTTGTTGTAAGTGCTGCGTAGGTTGTCTTACCTGTTATTGTTGATACGTTTACTATATTGGGTGCTGCCATAATTTATCTCCGTTAGTTATTATTATCCGAAAACTATTGACATAGCAATAGCTTTTCCTGTTGAAATTCCTGCACTACCAAAAGTTAAAGTTCCAGAACCATTTGTAAGAATGGCTTGTCCATTAGTTCCGTCAGCAGAAGGTAAAGTTAAAGTAAGATTTGATGCAATAGTGTCAGGTGCTTTTAAAGCAACATAATTAGTTCCGTTATCAGTATCTTCAGGAAGTCTTAATTCAGCACCAGCTGTTGAATTACCAGTTACAGCTAGTGGAGTGCTTAATGTTGAATCTAAAATATCTACTGTATTGTTTGTGTAATTAAATGTTGCGATAGAAATATCATCAGCACCATCATAAAGTTTTAAAATAGGTGCAGTAGCAGAAGTTGTATCTAGCCAAAGACTTCCTGCAACAGCAGAAGCTGGTCTTGATGTTCCTGAGTTTAATGTATTGATCGCCGAAAGTACGTTGTTTAAATCTGTTCTAAATGCAGGGAAACCCTGATTTGCTATATTATAATCGTTATGTTGTGCCATATTCTATCTAATATCCTTTAGCTAAATAATCAAAAGTTTTAGTAACTCCTGTACTAGCACTATTTTTAAATGCTACATCAAAACCATTAACAGTTTTATTTGAAATTGTAAAGAAATCTCCTGTGTTTAATCCTTGTGCTGTTATTCCAACTGCATAAGAATTTGAATAAAAAGGTAAAGTAAATACAACATTATAAGTTCCTGTTCCTGAAACAATATCATTACCACTAAATATTCTATCTGGCATATCTATACTTACTGACAAAGCACTAATAACTGGAGTTGATGCTAAATCAAATGATCTTAATGTTACTCTAAATTTATAATATCTAGCTGTGTAATCGCCAACAACAAAGTTTCTAAATGAAGTATAAGTTATATTGTCATTAGATAAAGCAATCTCAATATGTGCATTAGAATTAGCAGGAGTATCTCCGTCAAAGTTAGATTGTGCGTCATCAAAATCTCCAGTTCTTGCATCAAACAAGTCATCTAAGTTATCTGAAGTTTGTGTAATGGAAGCAGTTACTCTTGAAGTATAAACTGCACCTATGTCTATTGGAGTTGAGAATAAATAAGTTCCTTCAGAATATAAGTCATAAGCAGTTACACCAGAATCAAAGAATGATGTTGCATCATCAAAGTCGCCTATTGCAGAATCAAATAATTCTGATGAATCTAATCTTAATGTACCATCAGAAACTATTACATTAGTTTTAGTTCCTGTAAATGTAGGTGATTCAGTTTGTGTTGCAACAGCATTATAGTTTCCTATTGCCGATACATTTGTTTCAATGATTGTTTCATTAGAAGAAAAGTTACCATTTTTATCTACTGCTTTGATAAGATATGAACCTACCCTTGCTGGAACTGTAACTGAAGTAGCTGGTCTTGCAACCTTTTCAACTAAAGAAACTGAGTTAGCCCAAGAAACACCACTTGTTTGTGTTGAATATCTTATTTGATAATAAGCTAAATCTAAGTCTGTAATTTGTTGCCAAGATAAATGTGCATCTCCACCAATAATGTTACAAGAAAAATCTGTTACATCAGAAGGTGGTGCTATTCCACCAATGATAGTTCTTGTTGCAGAAGTATATGTAGAAGATACTCCTAATGTGTTAAATGCTTTTACTCTTACATTATAAATTAATCCATCTACTACGTTTAATATTCTATGAAACAATCCTGTAACCTGACCAGCAATAAGATAATCTGTATCTGTACTTAGTTTGTATTCTACTTGGTAGTAATCTACAAAGTTATCTAATGATGCACCAATCGTTACATCTAAAGCAGTAATAACAACTCCATCTGAGTATTCTATTAATTGGTCATCTAAAGTAACTGATACTGGTGCTGTAACAGAAAATGGATTAGGAAGTATCGTATCAGCTATTGTAGGTGCTTCGCCTTTTTCTTCCCAAGTATAAAAATTATCTTGATGTTCTTCTAATCCTAAAGTTACTGTTGAATCTGAATTAATAGCTAAAGACATTACTCTAAATGGCTTGGCACTAAATCCTGCTGTATCGTATGTAGCTGTAACTATATCTCCAATAGATAAATTAAGTGCTTCTGAAGTTACTGTTACTTCAGCTTTTAAATTGTTTCTTGATCTCTTTAATATGTTCTCGCAAATTTCTTCTGCTTGATATGGTGATGTAACTTGTAACATATCAAAACTTCTTTCAAGTAAAGTATTGTTATCATCACTTAACATTGTTGCGTGTTGATCTTCTACTGGTAATGCTGAATCATCAAATGGTGGAAAAGAAACTGTATCTGATTGATAATCTTTTTCTGGGTTAGTAAATGTTCCTATAACTCGGTTATATTTTTCTGATTTACTTTCACCTTGTAATTTAACTTCGCTTACAACATTATCTTTAGTTAATAGTAATTGTGAACTTCCTGAACCTTCAATAATGATTTTGTATTTACCTTGTGTGTAATTAAAGATTGCTCTCATAGGTACTAAGAGTTCTCTTACATTCTCTAATACCTTTTTTTCACTATCTATAACTGCATTTGTTTCAAATAAGTTTATGTCAGCAGTTGCACCTGAATAAGGTGTAACTTGTGTATCGCAAGTATTTGCAGAAGTCTTAAATGTATCATAATTAGTTTCAAAGGCATCATTGGGTAATCCTTTTCCATATCTAGTGTTTCTTAAATAATCTAAAAGAACTAATGATGAGTTTGCAGAATAAGCCCAAGTAGAAGCTGTGTCTTGTCTATGTGAACCAGAACCACCTTTAGTAGAATCTAATCTAGGGTCATAAATCTTTTTACCTCTAACAGTTACTCTAACTTCAGGTAAACCATTAAAAGCATCTTGATTCCATTTAAACCTTAAAGCAACATAAGCAAGACCAGATAGTTTATGATCTGATGTCCAATTAGTAGTCTCATCAAGTAAAGAAGAAGCTGATTGATTGTCTAATCCAAAAAATGGTTGAATAGATATTAAAGATTCTCCACCTTTATAGTAGTTGGTATCTCCACTAGATACTCCTCTTATAGTTCCATCAGTTAATGAACCATCAAATGTTACTAATTTGTCATCAACATAAACTTCATCTATTGCTGTAATTCCTGCCCCACCACCTTCGCATAATACTCCTGCTACATAAAGATATTGATTATCAGCACCAGAACTTTCAACAAATACTCTAGTTAATCCTACTTGTCTTTTACCATAAACAACAGGAATAGGATTGTTGTTAGAATCTTTATTTACTAATGTTCCTTTAGCTTCGTCTTGTGAAGATTGTCTAGGTGCTTTTGGTTTAGGCGATATAATATAACTTATCGCAGTTGTTATTACGAACTGAATGATTGCTGATACTATTGCACCTTTAGCCATTAGATATGAAACTCCCTTTTAAACTTTTCTGCTTTTCTATAAATATGAAAGTTATTATCTTGTCTTACCCATTTAACAGATTCATCTACTTCAATCTTTTCTTTAAAATAATTCTTAACCCATTTCATAATTTGTAAACAATTACTTTTTGCCAATACATTCATAACCCAAATATTATTTCCACAATTCCATTCATTGTCTTTTAGCTTTCCAGTTAAAACAAATCTTTGTTCAACATTATCACTTAGATATGCCCAGTTAGTAAATCCAACATCTTGATTTCCTATTCTGTGTATTTGATATTGGTCTAAGTTAATTGATGGAGTAACCATCTTAGCTAAAAATTCATAAGATAATTTATCATACTTAGGAAACTGTCTAAATAAATGGATTGTTCTATATAAGTCATTCATTAAGCTGAACCCCACTTAATTCTTTGTGCTGTCTTACTTGCAAACTCCATACCTTTGTCATTAGGAAAATATATCTTTTGTGAGTTTTCAGCAGTTCTTCTTCCTGAAGTCTTTTCAAAATCTGCCCAATGCGAAGCTATGATTACATTAACAGATGATGTTGTTTCATTTTCTTCTAAAGTAAAGCTAGATATTCTTCCATCAAATAAAAGAAATGGGTCAGCTATTAGTGCCTGACTATCATTTAAAAAACCTCTATAAACTTTTGCAGGTTTGTTCATGTAGTTGTTGTTTAGCAATAAAGAAATTATTGTTGTATCTGCACCTGAGAATTTAAGTGATAATGTATTTACTGCAACGTCTGCGTTTTCTTGAACTTCAGAACTACCTAAGAATAATGATGAAGCTGTGTAAGTGTTTCCGTCAAAGGTTAAATCTTTATAATGATCTGTGTAATAAGTTCCTGTGCTTATGCCTAAATAAATAAGTTCTACTGGATTAAGTTTATTAGTTGCTATCTCGGCAATTACTCCAGCAGTTAATGATCTTGTCATTACAGTACCTCTATTAAATCAATTTCGTATTGGAAATAGTTTTCTGTACCGATAGTAAATTCTTGAATATCTCCTGTAAGTCCAACTGTAAAATCTACATTGTCATAAATGATTACTGCATTGTCAGCTACGTTTGCTCTTAATGGTGGTTCAAAAGTTAATGTTCCTGCACCAGAACCATTTGAATCAACATCTGCTACACACATATAAACTTTTGCTTGTCCAGTAAATCTAAAGAAGTCTCCAGCTTTAAGTACACCCATTAAACTGTTTCCCATACCATCTATTGAGCAAGTAGTAACACCAGCACTAATAGCACCAGCAACAGATATAACTGTACTAGCAGAACCTTGTGCATCATCAATAGTTGGTGGAGTATATTGGAATGATTCCATTTGTGATCTTTGTTTCATTATAAAAGCAAGTATAGGTGCAAACTGACTTCTAGTCATAACTGGGAATCTAAGTCTTAATCTAAATTTCTGTCCATCTATTTGTCTTGCTTGTCGTCTGCCAGATGCAGTTGTAGTTACAATAGTATTCTGATTAGAACTGATTGCTACATCTCTAGGTGCTGGACTTGCTGGGAATGTGCCACTCATACAATATTAGACTTTCCTTTTTGATTAGCACCTTGATTAACTAAGTTAATTATAGTTGCTCTATTATCAATTAATAATTCTTTAATACCTCTAACATCATTTGCTTGAATATTAAATGTTATATTCATTCCATTACCCATATCGTGATTAGGAATAATAGTTCCATTTGTATTTGGTACAAATAATTCTCTACCACGTTCTCCAACTGTAATTGGCATACCACCTCTAACAGAACCACCTTCTGCCATTCCTACATAAGTATCTGGTATTCCACCAATGTCAGGATTAAATCCACCACCACCACCAAAGAAACTTGCACCAATTTTTAATAAAGAACCAAACAATCCACCACCACTATCACCACCCATAGCTTGTCGTTGTGCTAGTAAAGCATTTTGTTTTGAAATTTCTAGTGTTTGTAATTTAAGACCAGCTAATTTTAATCCTTCTCTAATTAATATTTCAATTTGAGTTGCTAGTATATTTACTAAAGCATTTTGTACTGCAGATTTTAAAGCTTCACCTAAAGACTTTCCTAAAACAATAGATTGTGCAATACCTTTTGAAAAATCTTTGATTCCCTGATTAAGAGTTTGTACTACTATGTCAGATGTCTTTTTAAGTTGATCTAAAGCTTCTGTATTAATTCTTCCAAACTTTTCTATAATCTCATCTAATAAGCTTACTTGTTTTTCTAAACCAGAATTAGTGTTGTTAATAAGTTCGTTCTTTTGTTGGTTCTTTTCGTTAATAGATTGTGTCTTTAAATCTATTTCATTTAAGAATTCTTTAATAACTCCATAAGCACCTGATTGTTTATCAATTTCTTTTGTGCTTTCTTCAAGTAATCCATAAAAATTAAAAAACTTTTCATTACTAAAATTTTCTATAAACTTTTTTTGTGCAGTTAATAAAGAACCAACTGCTAAAGCTATTAATTTACCACCAGTACCTAATAATAAAAATCCTATAACACCTAACTCTCTTACACCACTTGGTAAAGCATCTAATATTTTTAATAATCCTTCAATTCCACTTGCTACAAATTTAAATATAGGAGTAATAGCATCAATAACTAAACCAGTTCCTAATAATAAACCTTTTATTGCTTTAGTAAGCTGTTCTCCAAATAAGTTTGCAAACTTTTGTAATGTTGCACTATTTTTATCTAAGTTGTCATTTATAACTGATAATCCTGCACTTATAAAATTAAAGAAACCACCTTTATTAATATCGTTTTGGAATTTAACAAATGAGTTAGTAATCTTAGTTAATGTTCCTTGAAATGTATTTGATAAAACATTAGAAGCTTGTGCAAATCTACCACCAGTTCCAAATACTCTATTAAATGCTTCTTCAGTAGCAAATGCACTTACATCAGCGCCTTTTTGAAATCCTAATAAACTTGCAACACCTTTATCTTGGAATAGTCTTGCTGAGTTAATTCCTTTAGTAAAAGCTTTTGATATTTGTTCAGCAGAAGTTTGAAAGTCTAATCCAGTTATTGCAGATACGTTACCAACTATTTGTAAGTTTCTAGCTAGTTCTTCTGTATCTTTTGATACTATTGCTAAATTACCAGCAGATGAAATAATGTCTTGAAATGCAAATGGTGATTTACTTGCAAATGAATTTAATGTTTTAAATGCCTGAGAACCTTTTTCTACTGAACCAAATAAGAATGATAATTTGTTT